ACTTTAATCAAGGAATAGCTATGCCGTTAGATAAATCTGGAAGCGTACAAAGCGTAGGCAAGAACATCAAAGCTGAAATGAAAGCTGGAAAGCCTAAAAAACAGGCAGTAGCTATTGCCCTAAATGTAGAACGAGACAACGCTAAAGGCAAACGCAAAGCCAAATTAGAAGAAGCTTATGGTCGTTTCTTAGGTAAAAGGGATGCAGAATGAAACACATGAGCCGATACTACAAACCTGAAGATGCAATGCTTAGACCACATAAAGAGTCTACGCTTGAAAAGAACGAGAAAGCTCGTAACCAGCCAAAGCCACAAGAACTAGCAGTAGGCGGTAAAGGCAATATTCTCAACAAGAAGAACAATGAGCGTATGAAGCGTAAGGCAGCCTTGTTAGATGCTATGAACAAGATACATGACCCAGACATAGCGTGAAATTATGGCTACATTATCCGATTTGCTAAGACAAGGCTATACACCGCCTACAGATTCAGCCCTTGCTGACCCTATAAAAGAACATTTCCGCACACTACCGCAAAAATTCAACGAAAACCAAGCTAACCAAATGGATTTGTTAGCTAGGGCATACCCTGGCAATACCTTTAAATCTATGATGTTAGAAGGTGACCCAGCAGCAATGGGTGAATTAGCTATGCAAGCCCCTATTGTAGGAATGATGGCTTATCATGGCACTCCACATAAGATTCTAGGTAAGTTTGACATAAGTAAAATGGGTACAGGAGAAGGAAATCAGTCTTATGGCCCAGGTATGTATTTTGCTGAAAATCCTAATGTAGCTGAATGGTACAAAAAAGAATTAGGAACAGAAATTTCATTAGGCAACAAACCACTTTTAAAATCTAATAAATTAGTTGGAACAACCAAAAATCAAGATTTAGATGAATATTTAAGAAGTTATGACGGAGATGTTAATAAAGTAAGAAATGCTTTGACCGAAACAATTAATGACTTTACCCAACAAGGTAAAGAAAGTTTAAGCACTTATTATCAAAATATTCTTAATAAACTAGAAAAAGTTGCCCCAAAAATAAAAGTTAAAGATACTGGCAATTTATACAAAGTAGATATACCTGACGAATACATCCCTAATATGCTTGATTGGGATAAGCCATTAAGCCAACAGCCTAAATCCATTCAAACTGTTGCTAAATTAAGATTAGAAGAAATTAAAGCTATGGGTGGAAACCCACCTGCTGACCCAACTGGCGAATGGTTATATAAAGCATTGCATCCACAAGGCAAAGAATCTGGCGTTGGTAATGGACCACAATTAGCAGCAAAGCGTTTGCAAGAAGTTGGTGTACCTGGCATTCGTTATTTAGATGAATTTAGTCGAAGCAAAGGTAAAGGCACATCTAATTTTGTAGTATTTGAACCATCTACAGTTGAAATATTAGAAGAAAACGCTAAACCAGTAAGCCGTAAAGCACTTATTGAGAAGCAAGTTAAGAAATTAAAAGACTGATATACTAAAAACCATTACAAATCAACTACTTGAGAATGTATGGCTGAAAAACAATCAAAATCTATCAAAGGTGGCAAGCGAGAAGGTGCTGGAAGGCGTGCTGGAGTGCCTAATAAGGTCACAGGCGATGTTAAACAAGCCATTGCTGCCTTTACCTCTGCCAATGTAGACAAGCTTGATGAGTGGCTTAATTCCATTGATGACCCTGCTAAGAGATTAGACCTTTATTTCAAAGCCCTTGAATACACTATGCCCAAGTTAGCTAGAAGTGAGATGGTTGGAGACGAGAAAACACCTATCCGTATGGTGGTATCTTGGAAGAAGTAGTTCAAGAAGTAGAGCTTGACTATCAGCCAAGGGATGTATTTCTACCATTCCATGACAGAACACAACGCTGGGCAGTAATCGTAGCTCATAGACGCTGCGGTAAGACTGTTTCATGTATTAACGACATGATTAAGCGAGCCTTAGAAGAAGACAAGGAAGACGGCAGATATGCCTATGTTGCTCCTTACTATGCCCAGGCTAAGACTATTGCTTGGGATTACTTATTAAGGTTCTCACAACCAGTATTGGCTAAAGCCAATCAATCAGAACTATGGGTAGAACTAGTCAATGGGGTCAAAATACGCTTATTTGGAGCTGACAACCCTGATGCACTCCGAGGTTTATACCTTGATGGCGTAGTGCTAGACGAGTATGCAGACATGAAACCATCAATTTGGGGTGCTGTTATTCGACCTTTACTAGCTGACAGACAGGGCTGGGCTACCTTTATTGGCACACCTAAAGGCCATAACCAGTTTTGGGATGTCTATAACAATGCCACTCAAGACTCTGATTGGTATGTAAAGACGCTTAGAGCAAGCCAAACTAACTTGTTGCCAGAGTCAGAGTTGGAAGATGCTGCCAAGTCAATGTCTGAAGACCAATACTTACAAGAGTTTGAATGCGACTTTGAATCAGCCATTCTTGGAGCTTTCTACGGCAAAGAGATGCGTCAGCTTACAGACCAAGACAGAATCACCCAAGTTGACTATGACCCATTGTTTCCTGTGCATACAGCATGGGATTTGGGTTACTCAGACGATACCGCTATTTGGTGGTTTCAAGTGGTTCATGGGGAGATTCGCTGCCTTGATTACCATTCATCCAATGGTCAACCAGTTAGCTTTTATGCTGGGATTATTGAGATGCGAGAAATGGAAAGAGGCTATAACTATGGCATTCACTATTTACCCCATGACGCTAGGGCAAAGACACTTGCATCAAATAAATCAATAATTGAGCAACTTTCGGACAAAATTCCGTTAAAATCGTTACGAATTGTTCCAAATTTGTCACTTCAAGACGGAATACAAGCAAGCCGGTTAGCACTAACTAGAGCTTGGTTTGACCATAAGTGCGAAGATGGAATTGAATGTTTACGGCAATATCAGCGTGAATACGATGAGGATAAGAAGGTCTTTAGGGATAAGCCCAGACATGATTGGACTTCTCATGGTGCTGATGCCTTTAGATATTTGAGTATCGTTTGGAAAGAAGAAGCAAAGATTATTACCAAAGATGAGCCAATTAAAGGCGTATTTGTAGGTAAGACTGATGTTTCACTTAACGACCTATGGAAACAGAAGCAAGTTGTCACTAGAGGAAGAATATAAATGGCAAACGATAAAGCAACAGTAGACCACTCCTATGAGGATTGGTACAAGACCATCATGGGCTATGAACGCCAATACAAGCGTTGGGAGCAAAGAGCTGACAGAATCGTAAAGAAATACAAGGATGACTCTAGATATGACCGAAATCCTAATGCTCGCTTCAATATCCTATGGAGCAATGTACAAACAATCCAACCTGCTATCTTTGCTAGACTTCCAAGACCTGATGTATCTCGTAGATTTAGGGACAATGACCCTATAGGCCGTGTAGCGTCAATGATGCTTGAAAGAGCATTGGAGTTTGAGATTGAGCATTATGGTGACTACAAGTCAGCGATGAACAATGCCGTTTTAGACCGCTTGTTGGGTGGTCGAGGCGTTAGCTGGGTTCGCTATGAGCCACATTTTGCAGTAGATGAAGCTGGAGAACCTGACGATGGCTACCAAGTTACCGAAGATTCAGATGAAGCAGAGACACCTGAAGCAAAAGAAATTGAGAATCCAGAGCGTATTGAGTACGAATGTGCTCCGGTTGACTATGTCCATTGGAAAGAGTTTGGTCACACGCCAGGTGCAAGGACTTGGGAAGAAGTTACGGCAGTTTGGCGTAAAGTCTATATGTCTCGCCCAGCATTGGTTGAACGCTTTGGTGAAGACCTTGGCTACAAGATTCCGCTAGACACAAAACCAGCAGATGACAAGAACTCCTATAAGCCAATGGATGGCTTGTATGAAGCCGTAATCTATGAGATTTGGGACAAAGAAACAGGCAAAGCCCTATGGATTTCCAAGTCACTAGGCAAAATCCTTGATGAGCGAGATGACCCATTAGGACTAGAGAACTTCTTTCCTTGCCCTAAACCATTATTCTCAACTCTGACAACTGACTCATTAGAGCCAATTCCTGACTTTGTAATCTATCAAGACCAAGCTAGGGAATTAGATACTTTATGTGACCGCATTGATGGCCTCATTAACGCCCTTAAAGTTCGCGGTGTATATGACGCATCTTCTAGCGAATTGCAGCGTTTATTCTCTGAAGGCGAAAACAATACCCTTATTCCAGTAGACAACTGGATGGCTTTTGCTGAAAAGCAAGGCATGAAAGGTGCTATTGACTTAGTAGATATTACCCCATTTGCTCAAGCCTTAGCCCAATGCTATCAAGCAATGGAGCAAGTTAAAGGACAAATCTATGAGTTGATGGGTATTGCCGATATTCAGCGTGGTCAAACTGACCCCAATGAAACCCTTGGTGCTCAGATTATCAAGTCAAACAATGCGTCTGGTCGCTTAAAGACGATGCAACACGCAGTTGTAGACTTTGCCACTAGCCTGTTATCTATCAAAGCTCAAATCATCTGTAATCACTTTACAGACGAGACTTTGGTGCAAATCTCAGGGGCAATGCAGTTAAGCCCACAAGACCAGCAACTGATTCCACAAGCTATTGCTCTGTTAAGAGATGAAGCAGCTAAAAACTTCCGTATCGAAGTTACTAGCGATTCCATGATTTATCAGGATGAACAGCAAGAGAAATCAGACCGCATTGCATTCTTGTCTTCCGTTGGCTCATTCCTACAAACTGCATTGCCGACTGCTCAAGCAGCACCAGAGTTAACCCCTATGCTTCTAGAAATGCTGAAGTTTGGTGTTACTGCGTTTAAGGCTGGTAAACAGTTAGAAGGCATTATTGACCAAACTGCTGATGAGTTGCGTAAACAGTATGAGCAGACTAAGGGTCAACCTAAACCACCTGCTCCAGAGATTCAAAAAGCCCAAATGATGATGCAAGGTGACCAACAGAAGATGCAGATGCAAGCCCAGTTAGAGCAACTGAAGATGCAAAATGCTATGCAGATTGAGAAAGCCAAGCAAGAGTATCAGGCTCAAGAGAACCAACTTAAATTCCAACTCGAAGAACAGCGTAACGCTATGGACAGAGAGATGGAGCTAAAAGTAGCTCAAATGAAGATGATGACTGAACGCAATACCCAGGTCTTGTTAGCACACATTAACAATGGAGCTAAGATTGAGGTAGCTCGTATTGGTTCTGATGACTCAGATGGAGCACAAGCCTACATGACTGAACAAGATATGGCTAAGTCTATGGAACACCCAATGCAACCTATTGCAGATGCTATTGGGCGTGGTAACCAAGAAATGGCTTTTGCAATCAGTCAATTAGTCAACTCTATTAATGAGCAAAATAGCCGACCTAAGACAGTAGTTCGTGGAGCTGACGGCAAAATCATCGGAGTCCAATAATGGCTATTACAGTAACCCACAGTAAGGTTTCAACGATACCTGACGGAGATGACACATCCGTAGTACGCCCAAGTGATTGGAATGATGACCATGTATTAGTAGGTCTTGGCACAATGGCAGAGCAAAATGCTAATGCCGTAGCTATTACTGGTGGCACTATATCTGGCGTTACTTTGCCAGCTTCTAACATTACTGGCACTCTTGGTGTCCCTAATGGCGGTACTGGTGCTACAACTCTTACAGGCTATGTAAAGGGAACTGGCACAACTGCCATGACTGCTAGTGCAACCATTCCAAATACCGACATTACTGGTCTAGGAACGGCTTCCACTAAAGACGCTGGTGCTGCTCTTGGTGTAGCAACTCTTGACGCTAGTGGTAAAGTCCCTGTTTCCGAATTACCAGCAGCAGTTTTAGGAGCATTAAGTTATCAAGGCACATGGAACGCATCAACAAACACACCTACTTTGGCAAGCGGAGTTGGTACTAAGGGCTACTACTATGTCGTGGATGTTGCAGGGTCAACAAACCTTGACGGCATTACCGATTGGGTCGTTGGTGATTGGGCGGTCTTTAACGGAACAGTTTGGCAACAAATAGACAATACCGATGCCGTAACAAGCGTAAACGGACAAGTTGGCACAGTTGTATTAACAACTACCAACATTGCTGAAGGCACAAACGAATATTTCACAACTGCTAGAGCAAGAGCGTCTGTAAGTGCTGGAACGGCTATTAGCTATGACAATTCCACCGGTGTTATTACTAACTCCGCACCTGACCAAACTGTAGTTTTAACTGGTGGAACAGGGATTAGCACAAGTGGTACTTATCCAAACTTCACTATTACCAACACTAGCCCATCTTTGGGTGGTGATGTAGTAGGCCCATCTTCTGCTACAGACAACGCTATTGCCAGGTTCAATACAACAACTGGCAAGCTAATTCAAAACTCAACTGTAACTGTCACAGACAATGGTGACATCGCCAATGCTAACTCTGTAGACTTTGACATCACCCCAACCACTTTGCCAACAGCACAAGGCACTTTGTTTTGGGATTCTGCTGATTCCGCTCAGACACTTAGCTTAGTAATGGAAGGCGGTAACGCAGTCCAACAGATTGGCGAAGAAACCTATTTCCGTATCAAATGTTCTGCTGCTGTAACTGAAGGTCAAGTAGTCATGTTTACTGGCACAGTAGGTTCAAGCGGTGGTTTAACTGGTGCACCTGCTACTGGTTTAACAGCTTCTACCGCATCCTATGTTATGGGTGTGGCTACTGAAAGCGGTGCATTAAACGATTGGATTTATGTAACTGCATTTGGTTTGGTTCGAGGAATTGATACTACTGGTGGTGCAGAAGCATGGGTAGATGGTCAGATTCTTTACTACAACCCTGCCGTAACTGGTGGCCTTACAAAGACTTTGCCATCAGCACCTAACGCTAAAGTTCAAGTTTGTGCCGTAGTTCACGCAGATAATAATGGTTCATTGTTCATTCGCCCTGCTTTTGGCGGTATTTTGGGTCAATATGAAGGTGATGTACAAGTAACTAGCCCTGCTAATGGTCAATTACTGGTTCGCAATCAAGATGATGGCAAATGGGTAAATGCTACTTTGACTGACGGAACAGGCATTAGCGTAACTGAAGGTGCTGGTAGCGTAACAATCACCAATACTGCTCCTGACCAAACAGTATCTTTAACTGCTGGTACTGGCATTAGCACTAGCGGAACATACCCTAATTTCACTATTACCAATACAGCTCCATCAAGTGGTGGAACTGTTACATCGGTAGCAGCGTTGACTTTGGGGACAAGCGGTACTGACCTTAGTTCTACAGTAGCAAACGGCACTACAACACCTGTAATTACCTTGCAAGTGCCAACTGCTTCAGCCACTAATCGAGGTGCTTTAAGTGCTGCTGATTGGACTACATTTAATAACAAAGCCGCACCATTCACCTATACGACTAACTATGTCCCTTATGGTCAAGGCACTACAACTCCTAATCAATCGTCTAGCTATACATTTGACGGCACTACGCAAACTGCCCCAATTCAAAGAGCTTCTAACGGCATTGTGGTTAACAGCAAGACTATTTCTGCTAGTTACTCCATTGCTTCTGGTGATTGCGGTATGTCTGTAGGCCCAGTAACTGTAGCTTCAGGTCAGTCCGTTACTGTAGCTTCAGGTAGTCGCTGGGTAGTTCTCTAATGTTTCAAACTGCTTTTCAAGTAAATGCGTTTCAAAATGACGCATTTCAAATTGTCATTACTCCAGAGCCAACTACGACTTCTAGGGGTGGTGATGGTTGGACTAAAGAAGAGTGGAAACGAGCACAAGCATTAGATAAGAAACTCAGACAAGCTGAAGAAAAGCGTATTGCTGCTATTAAAGCAGACCAAGATGCTCGTAAAGACTTTATTCGTGAGCAAATTAGTCCTACTCCAAAGGTTAGTAAACGCAAACAGAATAAAGTAGAATCTGTAAGCCAAGAGAAACAAACAGAAGTCGTTAAATACGATTCCTTGATTGCTAACTTGGAGCGTCAAAAGCAAGATTTATTAAATGCGGTATTGATTCGCCAGGCGAAAGAACGATTAGAGCAAGAAATTGCAATATTGGAAGCTAAACGCCTAGCGGAACTTGACGATGAGGAAAGTATTTTAGCGTTGTTTTTATAAGGAGAAGGCGATTACTTGCCTGATGTATGACAGCATATAGAAGCTATAAAAAAGGTGTAGACCTACTACACATGGGACATTTCCAAGCTGGATTTCGTCTATTTGAATTCCGTTGGCATCCAAAAGTTATGGAAGCAACCGGTGAACAATGGCAAAAATGGGTAAAAGCCCCTAAATGGGATGGGGAAAGGCTTATTGGCAAGCACATAGTTGTCCAAATGGAACAAGGATATGGCGATATTATCCAATTTGCTCGATTTTTACCTATGCTCAAGTCTTGGGGTGCTAAAACTTTAAGCGTTATGTGCCATGAATCCATGATGCAACTGCTTGGAACGATGGATTGCATAGATTACATCTCTTGCAACAAGACTGAAGGCCCTCAAATGGAGGCAGATTACTGGATTGGCTCGATGTCACTTCCACATTTTGCTACTTATGCCCCACCTTTTGTAAAACAATCCTTTCCTATCACTACAAACAAGATAGTAGGCTCTGAAGGCTATTTTGAAGCTCGACCATCCAATATTGAACGCAAAGTAGGGGTAAATTGGTCTGCATCTAATGGCCCTTTGCACTACACCAAGTCAATTCCACTAGAAACTATGCGAGAGCTGGTCGGAGACGATGCTTATTCGCTCCATGTAGAGATTGATGACATATTTGACCCATTACCTAATGATGGCTGGAAGCGTAACTTCTACAAAACCGCTTGCCACATGAAAGCAATGAAAGCCGTAGTAGCACCTGATACGGCAACTGCTCATTTGGCTGGTGCTTTGGGTGTTAAGTGCTTTTTACTGCTCCCAGACCATGATTACATCTGTTGGCGTTGGAAAAACGCTACATGGTATGACTCAGTAGTAACCCTTAGAAAAGAAGAATGGCATTTATTACCATCATTATTGGAGGCTCTATGATTGTTAATATTAAACACACTTGCAAGCTCTGTAATAGCGAATATGAGACACCTGACCGCACAAAAATGTCAGATAAAGAGTATTACTTGACCTTTTGGAACTATGAACTAGGTAGCCCAAAGGCAGAGCAAGCTTGGAAAGAAAAGCAAGAGATGATTCGTAGGGATGCCCCTATGGTCATGTCTGACATCCAACCTTACATTTCGCAAGTAGATGGCTCAGTAATTGAAAGCCGGTCTAAGCACAAAGCACACCTAAAACAGCACAGAATGATTGAATTAGGGAACGATGTACCAAAGCAGCACAAGCAAGTAGATATGAGTACCCAATCTAAAGATGCCAGAAAGCGGCATATTGCAGAGCAGGTATACCAAAAACTGAATTACCGATAATCCGACACCTTGGAGAAAATTATGTCAGAAGAACAATTAGACCGCAGAGAACAGTTAATGGCAGCAATGGAAGCTGCGGAAGAAGGCACTTTAGAAGCACCGGAAGAGGTAGAAATTGAGCCTGTAGACGAGATTGCTGAAGAAGCCAAAGAAGAATCTGTAGAGATTGAGGCTGCCCAAGAAGAAGAAATTGAAGAAGAGCCAGTTCAAGCCGAACTAGCCTTACAACGCCCTTCTACATGGAAAAAAGAGTATTTGCCTATCTGGGATAAGTTAACCCAAGGTGAGCAGTTAACCAAAGAAGAAGCCATTAAATTAGCTCAGTATTCCAATCAAAGGGAATCTGAGTATAAGAAAGGTGTATCCACCTACAAGGCTGAAGCTGACAGAGCAAGGTCATTAGAAGAAGCTATTGCACCATTTTCTGATGAGTTTCAAAAGCAAGGAATTACCCCTGCTGCATGGATTAACAACCTTGGCAGAGCACACATGATTTTGTCAAAGGCTGACCAAGCACAAAAAATTCAAGTATTCCAACGACTTGCACAAGATTATGGTATACAATTAAATCAAGATGGACAGTTAGCTGCTCCTCCACAAGTTGATGCGTATACACAGCAACTTATGAATCAGCTTAACCAGGTCAATCAAGAGGTGTCTTCTATCAAAGGAAGATTCCAGCAGGAAGAGCAAGTTCGACTCAGTAATGAAATTGAACGAGTTCGTAGTGATGTGGAAAGATTTCCGCATTTTGATGTGGTAAGGGAAGAAATGGCTCAACTACTTGAGCTAGGGAAAGCCCAAGACCTAGAAACGGCCTACAAGAAAGCCGTGCGTATGAATGATGATGTATGGGCATTAGAACAAGACCGACTCTTGAAAGATGCCAAACAATCAGCAATCAAAGCACAGCAAGTAGCGAAGGCTAAGGCTGCTGCAGTAAGTCCTAAATCCGTTACACCTAGCGGAAAAGTGACCGAAACAGGAGATAAAAAGGATAGACGAGCTTTATTGTCCGAGCAATTAGGCGAGGCAATGAGCCGTAGGGTTTAACTAGCCTAATTTTGGGCACATTTTTTTAAAGGAATTAATCATGGCTTTTGCTAACTCAGCAATCACCGATATTATTGCAACTACGATTCAAAGTCGTAGTGGCGAACTCGCTGATAACCTAACTCAGAACAATGCAATTCTTCAGAGATTAAACAGTAAGGGTAATGTACGCCCATTCTCAGGTGGTAATGTGATTTTGGAAGAAATCATGTACAACGACCCAAATACTAATAACGCTAATTCTTATAGCGGTTACGAAGTATTGAATATTTCTCCAGATAGCCCAATTTCTGCTGCTCAGTACAAGATTTCACAGTACGCTGACTCAGTAACTATGTCTGGTCTTGAAATGTTGCAAAACAGCTCTAAAGAAGCAATTATTGACCTTTTAGATGGTCGTATGCAAGTTTCTGAAGCTCGCTTGTTGAACCGCATTTCTGGTGACTTGTATGGTGATGGTACAGGTAATGGCGGTAAAAATCTTGATGGTCTAGGTGCTGCTGTTTCAGCTACTCCTACTACTGGCACTTATGGTGGTATTAACGCAGCAAACTGGGATTTTTGGCGTAACCAAATCACTACTGGTGTAACTACAACTCCTTCAACAACTAACATTCTTGCTAAGATGACTGAAGCTGCTATCAAGCAGATTCGTGGTACTGACAAGGCTGACTTGATTGTTGCTGGTAACACAATGTATCAACTCTATGTAAACAGCTTGCAAGCTATCCAGCGTATCGCTTCTGAGGAATCCGGTGCTTCTGGTTTCGCTTCCTTGAAGTTCTATGGTGGTGGTACTTCTGCTGATGTGGTATTGGGTGGTGGTTATGGTTCACAAGAGACTTCTACATATATGTATCTCTTGAACACCAACTACATTTTCCTACGCCCACACAAAGAGCGTAACTTTGTACCTATCGGTGGTGAGCGTCAGTCAATCAACCAAGATGCTATCGTTAAGCTCTATGGTTGGGCTGGTAACCTCACAACTTCTAACCGCTTCTTGCAAGGTTTGTTGACAACCTAATAGATAGGGGGAAACCCCTATTTAATATTGTCTACTCAATTAATTTAAGGAAATAATCATGGCATATTCAACTTTACCCATCGCTGGTATTGACCTAGAAGTAGTTCAAACAGCAGCAGAAATCGTTATTAATGGCGAACCTGCAAACTTTGGCCCACTCGGAACACAAACTTTCGCTAATGATGGTTTGCGTTATGTATGGGCAGTAGCAGCAGCTACTATCGCTCCAAGCACAACAGTATGTGCTATCGACACAACAGCCTTTACTGTTGCAGCTACTGGTGGAGCTTATATCTCCCCAGCAGTTTCAATGGTTTCAGGTGACTATGGTTGGTTCGGTAAAGCATCTGTTTAAGCAATACCTGTAGTAACATAGGGCTGTCCCCAAAAGGGGCAGTCCTTTTTCTTTTTATAACCCTAACTACTTAGGAGAATTAAAGATGGCATTACCATCCGATGAATTGGGGGCAGATAGCCGCCTAGCAGTAAAATTCTACAAACAATCTATGAAGCAAGAAGATGAGTCAATGATTGCTGGTAGACCAATCTTCAAAGAGTTTGATTTTATTCAAATTAATGTCCCTGGTGACACATTAAATGAAATTAAAACCTATGCAAATGAATCCCATAAACAGCGTTTTCCTCGTCAATGGGCTCATTACCAAAATCAAGTAGGAAATCAAGAGACTATTGTTGGCACTCCTATTGAGGAATGGACAATTATTAGCCGTAGCCAAGCAGAAGAGCTAAAAGGCATTAAATTCCATACTGTAGAGTCTGTTGCTGGTGCTTCTGACCAACATTTACAGCGTATTGGCATGATTGCTGGCATGAATCCTTACACTTTTAGGGACAAAGCTAAAGCATTTCTAAACCTTGCTGACCAAGTTGGCGAGACTAACCAGCGTGAAGAAGAATTATCTAAATTACGCCAAGAAAATGCTGCAATTAAAGCTGAAGCAGACGCTAAATTAGCCAAGCAACAAGAGCAGATTGATGCTCTGATGGCTATGATGGCAGAGAAGAAGCCTAAAGGCAGAACTAAAAAAGAAGTGGTTACAGAATAAAAGAAGGGGATTATTCCCCTTTTTTTGTTTATAATCGGAACAAATACCCAACTACTTGGGGAAAACCAAGTAAAGGATATATATGTCACAGACCATGTTGCAACTGGTTCAGCAAACCGCAGCCGAACTTAACCTCGCAGTCCCAACTTATGTAGCTGGTAATACATCTCAGGATGTTCAGCAAATATTGGCATTGATGAATGGTACAGGCTACGACCTAGTTAAAGAATACGATTGGCAAGCCCTACAAGTTCAATACCGCTTTTATACCCAAGCGATTAACTGCAATGCTACAGCCGTAAATGGCTCTGTAATCCTTGAAGTAGACCCAGGCGTAGACATTACTGCCGTAGATACCCAATGGGGTATTACTGGCTATAACATTAATCAAGATACCCAAGTTGTTAGCGTGTCTGGGCAAACTATTACTATGAGCCAAATGGCTTCCGGTAGTGGTAATGGAGCTATTGTTTTAGCTCAAACTGCTTACTCTTTACCGCCAGACTTTGAAAGAATTACCAACAGAACTTCCTGGGACAAAACGAAACATTGGGAAAGTTTAGGCCCTGAAGATGCTCAGCAATGGCAATGGCTCAAGTCTGGTTATATCGCTACAGGCCCTAGAATCCGTTGGAGAATCTTGGATAACCAGTATCAAGTATGGCCTCCAATGAATACTCAAGAGTATTTAGGCTATGAATACAAGTCTAAAGGTTGGGTAAGAAGTCCTACTGGAACAGTCCAAAATAGCTTTACTGCTGACTCTGACACCACAGTTTTAGATGACCGCTTGATTGTTTTATCTACCAAACTCAAATACTTTCAAATCAAGTCATTTGATACTACTGCGTTGCAAGCAGACTATTTCCGCTATTTAAGCGTTTGCAAAGCCCAAGATAAAGGTGCTCCTAACCTATCATTTGCTCCTTATCCATCTAAGGTTCTTATTGGCTACGCTAATATCCCTGATACCGGATATGGCACTTAATCATGGCAGTCGCTAAAGGCAGAACCGCTTCTACTACATCTTTAGCTTCCCCTATTGGGGGGTGGAACGCTAGGGATTCGTTGGCTAATATGTCTCCGCTAGATGCGGTGCAGTTAATCAATTTCTTTCCTACTCCTACCGATGTAACCCTAAGAAAAGGTTACACAAAAACAGGTCTAGGTATTACTGGAAAAGTCTATTCTTTGATGAATTACACAGAGAATACTGGCTATAAGCTATTTGCTGCTGCTGGCACTAAGATTTATGACGCTAAACCAGCTACTGCAGTAGAGTATTTTGACGGCATTACTGACGCTAAGTTTCAATCTGTAAACATGACTAACCAAGCAGGTCACTTCCTAGTGGCTTGTAATGGTGTAGACCCTACAATGATTTACGATGGCACAAGTTGGTTTTTTGTAGCTACAACCACTACTGCTCAAACTATTAGCACTATTACTAGGGGTGGAACAGGCAACTTAACCGCTACTGTAACTACTGCTGCTCCTCATGGATTAGTAGATAAGAACCGAGTCACCATCTCCGGTGCTACAGAATCCAATTACAACGGCACTTATGTTATTGATGTAACAGGGGCATCTACCTTTACCTACACAATGGCAACTGCCCCAGCAGCTAACGCTACTGTAGTTGGTAGCTACACAGTTATTGGTATTACAGGCGTAGATTCAAGCGATTTTATCAATGTAAACTTATTTAAAAACCGCTTATATTTCACCCAAAAAGACACCATGACTTGTTGGTATCTTGATGTGGATGCTATTGGTGGTGCTGCTTCTCCGCTATATTTTGGTGGAATTGCTCGTAATGCTGGTTATTTGCAAGCTATGGGCACTTGGACACTAGATGCTGGACAAGGAGCTGATGACTATGCTGTATTTGTTACTAGCATGGGTGAAGTTATTGTCTATAACGGCACAGACCCAGACACAGCAGAAACTTGGGCATTAAAGGGTGTTTGGCAACTAGGTCAAACATTCAGTCGTAGATGTTTCTTCAAGTGGTCTGGTGACTTACTTTTGCTTACCCAAGACGGACTTGTACCACTTGCTTCTGCACTCCAATCTAGCCGTTTAGACCCTAGAGTTAACATTACTGACAAGATTTACTACGCAGTAAGCCAAGCCGCCACTAACTACAACTCTTTGTTTGGCTGGCAAATTAACTACTATGCCTCTGAAAATATGCTGATTTTGAGCATTCCTACAGCTACCGGTATGGAACAGTATGTAATGCACACCATTACCAAGTCATGGGCTAGATTTACAGGTATTGAGGCTTATTGCTGGGAAGTTTCAGGCGATGCCGATATGCACTTTGGCGGTGATGGCTATGTAGGTGACTTTTACAACTCTACATCTGATAATGGCAATAACATTGTTGCAACTGCACAGCAAGCCTATAGCTACTTTGACTCACCAGGACAACAAAAACGCTTTACTTTAGTACGCCCTATCTTACAAACAGATAATGGCATACCTACTGTTTTATGCGGTATTTCGGTTGATTTTGATACTATTCCGTTGGTCAATCAAATTACCTTTAATCCTAATGCCTCAAGAGTAGGTAGATGGGATGTAGCAACATGGGATAACGCTAACTGGGGTGGTGAGTTAGTAACCACTAAGATTTGGCAAGGTGTTACTGGATTAGGCTTTAGTGGCTCAATTAACCTTAATGTGGCATCTGCTGGTATTGAGTTGCATTGGGCATCTACGGATTATGTGATGGAGCGAGGTGGGGTTCTTTGAGGACTGTTACGACTGAGAATCAAGAACAATTAAGAAGTTGGCTGTCAAGGGTAGGTCAATGTGAATACCCTAAAGAAACGATGTGTATTGGGCAACAAAAGGATGGGGAATTGATAGCAGTAGTTGGCTATAACAATTTTACTGAGTCTTTATGCCAAATCCATGTTGCTTCAACAGATAAGTATTGGTTAAATAAAGATTTGCTGTTTGCAATATTTGATTATCCCTTTAACAAAGCTAAAGTTAAGGTTATACTAGCACCAATATGCAAGGACAATTTTAAGTCTTTGAATTTGTGCCGAAAACTTGGCTTTAAGCAGGTAGCTGATATACCTTATGGACACCCAAATGGTGACCTTATCGTAGTCGCAATGAAGCGTAATCAATGCAAATGGTTACAACAAGGAGAAGGTAATGAGTTCGATAACTAATGCAGTAAGCGGTTTATTTGGAGGTGGTGGCTCATCTGCTCCTCCTGCTCCAGATTACACAGGTGCTGCAAACGCTACTGCTCAAGGCAACTTAGAGGCTGCAAGAGCCGCTTCTGCCGCGAATCGCATAAACCAATACACTCCATACGGAAGCCTTGAATACAAGCAATCTGGCACAGATACCTACGGAAACCCTACTTGGTCAGCTACTACTAACCTATCAGGCGTAGGGCAACAACTATTAGACCAGCAAAACGAAGCAGCATTAGGTCTTGGTGGCACAATTAATTCAGCATTAGGCCGTGTTCAAAGCACAATGGGTCAAGAATTTAACCCTAATTTACCTTCTACTGGCATGAATCCTGGGCAATCTTATCAAGATGCCTATATGCAACGCCTAGCACCACAAATTGCTCAAAATCGTGAATCTTTGCAAGCCCAATTAGCTAATCAAGGTGTAGCTCCAGGCACTCAAGCCTATGAAAACGCTATGCGTACAGCAAGTCAGAAAGAAAACGACTTGTTATTGGGTGCTACAACTCAAGGTTTTGGTGTTGGTCAACAAGCAAATCAACAGGCTTACAACCAAGCACTTACTAACTACAACTTGCCACTCAATACATTAAGTGCGTTAAGAACTGGTGCTCAAGCCCAAAACCCTACATTTGTAAACACTCCACAACAAGCGACTACGGCTGGTGCAGACCTATTAGGTGCTGCTCAAATGGGTTACAACGCTAATATGGGTGCTTATAACGCAGGTCAAGCACAAAGCTCTAATATGCTAGGCGGTTTAATGAACCTTGGTGGCACATTAGGTTCTGCTTATATGTTGTCTGACATTCGCACTAAAGAAAACATTGCAAGAATTGGCACATTACCTAACGGATTGCCTTTCTATCAATTTGAATACAAACCTGAATTTAAAGATGAAGCTGGTCATGGCAAGCACTTTGGTGTTATGGCTCAAGAAGTTGAACAAGTTGTGCCTCAAGCAGTTATTACCAATGCTAAAGGCTACAAAATGGTTAATTACGGACTACTATGAACTTTGACTTCTTAGACAATATTTGGAAACCTGCTGGCAAAGGTTTATCTGAAGTAGACCGCTTTGTAGACAGAGAGATGCCCTTTGACTCAGGTTGGGGTGCTCCTGCTGCTGCGGTTGCCGCTTACTTTGGTGGGCCTTATGCTCTAGAAGCGATGGGTCAACTAGGTGCTGGTGAGGCTGGTGCTGCTGGAGCTGCCGGTGAGGCTGGTGCTGGCGGTGGCTTTATGGAATCATTAGGTTCTATGTTTGGCGGTGGTGAAACCGGTGGTTTTGGTATCGGTCAAGGCTCAAACTACGCTAACTTTGCTAATACTTCCGGTGGCTCTTTTGGTAGTTTAAACCCTATGCAATCGCTACAAGGCGGTGAGTTTGGTTTAAATGCTGCTTCTCCGTCTGGGATTGCATCTAGCAACTCAGCAATGGGTTTAAGTAACTTAGGTGCTTCTAGCTCTATGTCTGACTTTGGACAACAATTAGCCAAGCAATTACTTAGCCAAAAACAAGGTGGCGGTCAGCAAAGCCAAGGTTATAACTACCAAGAAATGCCAGTTCAAAGACAGGCAGCATTTGCACCTACTCCAGCTCCGTTTCAAGTGCAAGATAGACAAACCGATATTGCAGCCTTAATTGCTGCACTTAGAAATAAGGATTTAGGATAATGGCTAATGAAATAGACGCACTACAAAGTCAATTACCACCTGATTTGTTGGCTGCTCAACAGCAATTAAACCGCCAACAGCAGATGGCTCAAGCATTAATGTCTCAAAATCAGCAACCACAAGGTCAGATGATTAGTGGTCGTTATGTTGCTCCGTCATTCTTTCAGCAATTAGCCCCTGTAGCTAGTCAGTTAACTGGTGCTTATCTGCAAAACAAAGGTGACAAGCAAGCATTGGAATTAGCTGCTAAGTTGCGTGAAGGCAAGCTAGGCACTCAACAAGCATTGATGGAAGCCCTAAACGCTGGTGATACTAAGAAAGCATTGGCGATTGCAACTGCTGACCAGTTTGGTGCTGGCAAAGAGTTTATTCCTGCATTGATTGGCAATGTCATTCCTAAAACACCTGAAAAAGTGGCTGAATACAATATTGCTAAATCTGAAGGCTTTAAAGGCACTTTGAACGATTACTTGCAACAAATGACTCCATACCAAAAAGAACAAATTGGTATTGAAAGACAAAAATTAGGCATGGAGCAACAGAAACTACAAAATGAATTAGGTGGTGGAAAGTTAACTGAAGGTCAAGGCGTAGCTACTGGTTTTGGCGTAAGAGCTAAAGAAGCCAACCAAATTGCTACTGGACTTGAAAACAAAGGCGTTAATATACCTGGCAAAACAAGCACAGTAGTAAGCGGTATTGCTGGAATGACACCTTTTGTTGGTGATAAATACGCTGAAGCTACTAAGTCTTTATTCAATGTATTGCCTGAATTTGCAGGCGGTCTAAGCCCAGAACAGCAACAAAACTCACAAGCTCGTAGAAACTTTATTTCTGCGGTATTGCGTAAAGAATCCGGTGCTGCTATTTCTCCACAAGAATATACAAGTGAAGAAAAGAAATACTTCCCACAATTAGGTGATAGTGATGCAGTAATCAAGCAAAAGCAAAATGCTCGAAATTCTGCTATTCAAGCCTTAGAAGTGCAAGCAGGGCCAGGTGCTAAGATAATTAAGCAAACTAATACACCTACAAAAGTTGTTAACTTTAACGATTTGCCATAAGGACAAAACATGGATGTTTTAATGCCAGATGGTACTCTTGTTAAGGATGTCCCTGAAGGGGTCACCAAGGCACAATTACAAGCTAAATTAAGTGGTGCTCCTAAAGAAGGTGGCACTAACATTTCTAGTGATGTGCCAAGCGTTATTACTGCTCAAAACAGAGGTAGCGTAGCCCCAGTAGAACCTGCTCGTAGCATGACTGACAAGTTAAAAGCACTATATGAAGTGCCTGCAACCATCGGTAGTGCAATGGTATCTCAGCCATTATCAATGGCTTATGGCGTTGGAAGAAGTGCCTTAGACGCTGTTACACAAGGCACAGCACCTAGCGGTGAATCAAGAGATGCTTATTACAGACAAGCAAGACAAGCCACTCAATTTGAGCCTACATCACCTACTTCTATAGATACATTAGAGTCTATTGGCGGTGCTTTGGAAGCGTCTAAACTGCCTCCTTATTTTGGCAATATTGGTGCTATTCCTTCCGCTATTCAAGCTGGGAACGCTGCAAGAACAATGACTCAACAAGCCATGCGGACTGCTAAACCAGCCGTTAATACAATGGCTCAAGCATTACGCAAAGAAGCCCCTACTATGGCTGGCGTTGGTGCTGCTGAAGTGCCTGAAGCTGCTGTAAGAACTCAAATGGCTCAACAACTGCGAGTGCCTGTAGATTTAAGCAAAGGTCAAGCTATGCGTGATTTAGGTCAGCAAAAGTTTGAAATTGAAACTCCTAAGAACTTTCCAGAGTTGGGTAAACCTTTAATTGAAGCTCAAGCCAAGCGTAATGACGCTATCTTGCAGAACTTTGACGCTTATGTAGACGCTACAGGCAAAGAAACATTTGGTCTGCGTGAAACTGGTCGAGTTGTAGATAAGGCTTTGGTTGGTGCTGCTAATAAAGCTAAAGAACAGATTAATACTGCTTATACGGCTGCTAGAGAAGCTGGTGAAACTCAACAACCAGTATCTTATGCCCCATTAAAGGCTTATATTGATGACCAAACACCTACAGTTAAGCGTAAATTAGCCCCAATTATTAGTGCAGTAGAAGAAGAAATAGTTAAGAATGACGCTAAAAAGACAGGTCAAATCTCTATTAACAACTTAGAAGATATTTACCAATTCATTAATAAAAACTACGAACCTGGCACAGTAGGCGAAGGCCATGCCAAAACCATGAAAAACCTTATCAATCAGATGACTGAAGGTCAAGGTGGTGAGTTGTATCAAGAGGCTCGTAAATTACGCACTAAATATGGTCGTGAGTTTGAGAATGTTGGCTATGTAGACAAGTTGTTACGCACTAAACCTAACAGTACAGACCGAGCCGTAGGTTATGAAGATGTGTTTGACCATAGCATTTTGAATGGCACTAGAGACGATGTAGCCTCTATTGGTAGAACTTTGAAAAAAGCAGGCCCAGAAGGTCAGCAAGCATGGAAAGAGTTACAAGGTCAAACCATTGAATACATTAAGAAAAAAGCCACTAATACTACTGACAAAGACATTTACGGCAATCCTGTAGTAATGCCTAAACAACTTAAAACAGCAGTAGATAACTTAGACCAAGACGGCAAGCTAGAGTATATATTTGGCAAAAAAGGTGCTCAAGAGATTCGTGACCTTGTTGCTGTTACAGAAACAGTCAATGCTCCACTCAAAGGTGCTGCTAACTACTCTAATACTGCAAGTGCAATTATTACTGCATTAGACAAGATTAACCAGAGTCCATTGGGTAAAATACCGGTATTGGGTACTGCATCTGAATTTGTTGTCAAAAAAGGCAAAGAAGCGGCTTTAAAGAAAAAGATAGAAGAATCAATCAATTACAAGCCTGAAGATATGGCAAAAGCATTAAAAGGAAAATAATATGTCTAGGAATGGTTCAGGTACATATACCCTACCTGCTGGTAATCCAGTAGTAACAGGCACAACTATTAGCTCTACATGGGCTAATAACACCCTTGCAGACATCGCTACTGCTCTTACAGGCTCATTGGCTGCTGATGGTCAAACCCCTGCAACTGGCAATTTAGACATGAATGGCTACAAAATAGAAGGTCTGGTAGCTGGTACTGCTGCTGGTGAATCTATTGAATTTACCCAATTTACTACTCCTACCTTTACCGGTAATGTCACCATGACATCTACTGGATATGTATTGATTCCTAAAGGCACAACCGCAGAACGCCCTTCTGTACCTGTTAACGGAGAAATCCGCTACAACACCACTACTAGCCAATTTGAAGGTTACCAGGGCGGTGCTTGGGGTCAATTAGGTGGTGGTGCTACTGGTGGTGGCGGTGATGAAGTGTTTGTTGAGAACGCTAGAGTAGTTACTACAAACTACACTTTAAGCACAGGAAAATCCGCAGAAAGCGTTGGCCCAATTACTATTGATAGCGGTGTCACAGTAACAATTCCTAGTGATGAACGCTGGGTTATCTTGTAAAATAGACGAAATTAAAGGAAAACAATATGTCCTCAGTCGTAATTTCAGGCGATACAAGCGGTGCAATAACGCTATCTGCCCCAGCCGTAGCTGGTGCTAATACTATTACGCTACCAGCACAAACAGGAACAGTTTTAGTTGGTGGCCCAGCGTTTAGCGTATATCGAGGTGGCTCAAATCAATCAATAACAAGCACAACAAATACAAAAGTTCAATTAAATACAGAAGAATTTGATACTGCTAATTGTTTTGATTCAACTACAAATTATCGTTTTACACCGAATGTTGCTGGATATTATCAAATAAGCGGTCAAGTAGAAGTTGATGGAACTAGTGTTACTAGAGTTAATTGTTCTATTTGGAAAAATGGTTCTCAATACAAGATTAGTAATGATGGAGTTATGACTGCGGCTTATAGAGCAGTAGTTTCTTGCTTGGTTTATTTAAATGGCTCTACTGATTATGTTGAGTTGTATGGTTATGGAGTTGGAACAAGCCCAGTTTTTTACAATTCTAGTGGTTCTGGGTGCTATTTTACTGGTGCTTTAGTAAGGGCGGCTTAATATGAATTTATTTGAAAAAATTATGGCAATTTATCCACAACTAACTGAAATGGATTTTTTGCGTAACATTCAGTTACAAAACGATTCAGACGGCAAAGGCGATTACATTGCTAAATGGGAACACCCTACACTAGCTAAACCAACAGACGAGGAATTAGCATGACTTACGGAACAGTAAACGCTGATGTAATAACTACAAGTACGGCTGGTGGTGTATTAGGTGCTGGTAACGCTTCTATTATGAAGAATAGGCTCATAAATGGGTCTATGGTAATCGACCAACGGAACGCTGGTGCTAGTGTTACTGCAGGCACAGGAACATATACTCTTGATAGATGGCTAGGTTTAAATTCCGTTGGCTCTAAATATACTGTTCAACAAAATGCTGGCTCTGTAACTCCACCAGCAGGATTTACTAATTATTTAGGTGTTACTTCATCTTCTGCATATTCTGTAAGTAGTGGCGATTATCTTGGAATTGTGCAAAGAGTTGAAGGTTACAACATGGCAGATTTGGGCTGGGGAACTGCCAACGCTAAAACTGTTACTTTGTCATTTTGGGTGCGTAGCTCTTTAACAGGAACTTTTGGTGGTTCTTTGACCAATTCAGCAGAAGCCTACTCTTACCCATATAGCTATACAATTTCTTCCGCTAATACTTGGGAACAAAAAACTGTAACTATTACTGGTGCAACTAGCGGAACTTGGTTAGCTACTAATGGAACTGGTATTGAATTATGGTTTTCATTAGGCACAGGCTCTACATTTAGCGGAACTGCTGGTGCTTGGGCATCAACGGCTTATTTTGCCCCTACTGGAGCAACATCCGTAGTAGGAACAAACGGAGCAACCTTTTACATTACTGGTGTTCAACTAGAAGTAGGAAGTAGTGCTACTGGATTTGAGTATGTAAATTATCAGACTAGCCTAGCTAACTGCCAACGCTATTATGCAAAAATAAGTGGTGGTGGTTTTTCAAATTATTGTGGTTTTGCGGCAGGGTTTGTAGCCGCTACTACTCAATTAGAAGCAGTAGTGAAATACCCAGTAACAATGCGAGCATCTGCAACGCTTAACTATAGCAATGTTAGAACAAACACAGCGGCTGGAACAAATGCGGCTATTACTTCAATTCTTGCATCATACGCTGGAACAGACTCTATAAATGCTACATTTAATTCAACAAGCTCAAGCATGACTGCTGGACAAGGCGGTAGCATTGTTGGAAACAACAATTCAGCGGCATACCTAGAACTTTCTGCGGAGTTATAAAATGTACCAATCAACAAAATCAATTAAAGGCTGGGAAGTTCAATCGGTTATTCGCACAACTGATGGTGCTTGCATCCCATTCGACCCAGACAACACAGACTACCAAGCCTACCTAAAATGGGTAGCTGAAGGCAATACACCACTTCCTGCGGAGAATGAATAATGTCCACAATTATTAACGGCACAAGTAGTGCTATAACATTCCCTGATAGTTCGGTACAAAATACTTCAGCTATTGTTAGTGGATATGTACCTTATGCAAATCTGCCAGCAGGTAGTGTATTGCAAGTGGTTCAAGGCACTTTAACTACCAATGTTTCAACAACTTCAGCTTCTTTTGTAACAACTGGTTTATCAGCGACTATTACTCCAAAATATTCAACAAGCAAAATTTTAGCTATTGTTACTGGAAATTCTGATACTGTTGATACAGCTAGACAGGCTTGCACAACACTTTATAGAAACTCAACCAATGTGGCTGGTTCAGGTCAATTTTCAAACACTTATGGTGCTTCTTCAAGACTAATTGCAAACAATAGCTTTTCTTATTTAGATTCACCAGCTACAACTTCTGCAACAACTTATACAGTTTATTTTGCTTGTTTTATTGGAACTTCTGTAATTTTTAATCAAACTGCAAATGGTTTTGGTGATGTAGCAACAATTCAACTTTTGGAGATTGCAGGATGAGTTTAACTACACAACAAATTGAAGCCATTTATAAACTTTACCCTAGTGTTGTTGTTACTAGAGGCGATACTGCTTACGATGCAGACGGCAATGAAGTATCTTACGACTTATCCGCAGTTACTACACAAGCACAAAAAGACGCTTGTAAAGCACAAGCTAAAGCACTATTAGCCGCTAGTGATTGGTCGGTATTGTCTGATGTGCAAATTACTAATAAAGCCGCTTTTGACAACTACCGAGCAATCCTTAGAGGATATGTAATTAGTCCAGTTACAGACCCTACTTGGCCTACTGAACCACAGCCAGTTTGGGGCTAGTATGGAAGATGGCAAGATTGACCTTGTCCGCTATGGCGTACTCTGGCAGAAGGTAGAAAACTATGAGCAGAAGTTTGACGCTATGGAAAAGAAGATGGACAAGATGGAGTCTAACCTTGAACACCTTATTGCCTTAGCCAATCAAGGTCGAGGCGGTTTCTGGATGGGGATGCTTGCTGTATCAGGCTTTAGCACAGTAGCTGGATGGGTAATACACTACTTTACAGGCAAGTAATGTGCCTGATGAATTTAGCGTCAAGGCTTTTACTGGCAGTTTAGATTCCGCTAGGGAAAGTGCCAAGTCTTTAACTAAACAAGTTGAAGCAATACAAAAAGACGGATTAGATGTAGCCCAGCAAAAAGCCCAAGAACGGCTAAGAAGCAAACGAGAAGCAGAAGTAAAGAAGCGGTTAGCAATACACAAGGCTTTAGCAGAATATCGGCATCGGAAGCTAATAAGTGAAGAAGAATACAAGTTAAAAACTGACTTCTTACGGCAATTTAAAAATGCTACGATGGGCGAAAAAGAATGGGCTGAAATCTTGAAAATCAAACGAGAACTTGAAGAATTAGAAAAGAAGGAAAAGGCTGAGTTTGACGGAGATTTAAAAAACATCCGTAGAGCCCAGTTTATGTGTTTCCTAGTAGCCGCTTGGATAGCTTATTTAATAGTATGGGGAGATAAGTAATGTTTGGAGTTGATGACATCATTAGCGTTGGAATGAAAATCCTTGATAAGGTCATTCCAGACCCAGCAGCAAAAGCTGAAGCACAAGCCAAATTGCTAGAAATACAGCAACAAGGCAGATTAGCAGAATTGCAAGCAGATACAGCAGAGGCTCAAGAGTTGACCAAGCGTCAAGAATCGGACATGGCATCTGATAGCTGGCTTTCTAAAAATATACGCCCTATGACCCTTATAGCCATTTTATGTGGCTATTTTATCTTTGCAATGATGTCAGCGTTTAACATGGAAACCAATAGCAAGTATGTAGAGCTACTAGGTCAATGGGGAATGTTAATTATGAGCTTCTATTTTGGAGGCCGTACTCTAGAAAAGATTATTGATATGCGGAGTAAGAATGGAAAAGAATAAGTTAAGCAGTCTAGTTACCTTGATAGTAACTTTGACGCTATGCGTAGTAGTTTTAGGTATGGTTGGCACTATGATGGCTGGAATGTTTGATTCCGATGTCAGCAACGACAAGATATTTGAAGCTATCACACCTGCGTTTCAAACCATTATTGGTGGATTTATTGGGTTAATTACAGGTATTAAATTAGGACAGAATGATGAAGAGTAATTTTGAGAATTGTTTAGAGATGTTATTAGTACATGAAGGTGGCTTTGTAAACCATCCGGATGACCCAGGAGGCATGACCAACCTTGGAGTTACTAAAAAAGTATGGGAAGAATGGGTAGGCCATGATGTTGCTGAAAAAGAAATGCGTAACCTAACGCCTACAATGGTAGCTCCACTATACAAAAGGAAATACTGGGATGCTTGCCATGCTGATGAGCTTATATCTGGTCTTGACTATTGCGTTTTTGATGTCTCTGTTAACTCAGGTGTTGGGCGAGCCGTTAAACTTCTCCAGCAAACTGTTGGGGCTACTCCTGATGGCGGTTACGGCTCTATTACTGCTGCATTAGTAAAAGAAGCAGAAAAAGACCCTGAAAAGGTGATTTCTTTGTTCTCAGCAAGACGCTTAGAGTTTCTACAATCCCTTAAAGCCTTCCCTGTATTTGGTAAGGGTTGGTCAAGAAGGGTTGCAGAAGTTAAAGAGAAAGCCTTAGAAATGGCTAGGGCGTAGATTTAGTAGCTACTACTTGTAGATAAGAAGGCAGAAAAAGTCTCTACTTGCTACATCCTCTAGTGTCTGCCTAACCGCCCTATAACCAGCCTCCAAACGGAATTGGTTCTTTTTCTTTTTTACGCTTTAAGACCTTAGATTCTCTGTTCAATACTGGCAACGGAGTCTCTAAGCGTTTTACTGCGTTTTTAGGGTGCAAACACCACTTTTCACCCATCTTAGCAATGGTTTCTTTAGCAACAATCTTGTTATGTTCTACTAAAAGTTGGTAAATATCATAGCTAAAGTGTCCAGCAGCAATCATCTGTTTTAACAAACTTTGGTCATTTTTGGTCATGCTGTAGCCTTTTCAATAAAGCGGTTGTTAGCCTGGTTAGTTCTCCAAATATCAACTCTTAACTGAGCACCAATTAGTTGAAATTTTAACTTTTCTTCTGTTTCTACGGCAGCTTTTAATCCTTCTAAAAGCTCTCTGTATTCGCTTCTAGCATAAGCGTCTCGCTCTTGGCCTGCCATAGTGTCTACACCTGCCAAAAACGCTTCTTGCATCAATAGAGCCTTTTTAGACTTACGAAACTCCTCAAGGTATATACGCTCTGCTTTAGCTTTAGCGAATAGACCGGCATTTTTAAGTAAAAAGTCTACAGCTGCGTTTGGGTCAATATCTTGCATTTAATCTCTCCGTTAAAAGTTTCCAGGCTGTTGCTGCACAAAGTGGCACTTGTCCATTTCCAATGGCTTTAAGTCTGTCCACTCTGGCAACCACCCCATTAGCCACTCGACCCAAGTCGGGTTCAGATTCCCACCAACCACATTCGGCAGCTGCTCTCCATAGTTTTGTGTTTTCCCTGATGCCGTAATCCGTTTTCCAGTTTTTACTGCTCCCTTGTAATCCCTTGCTGCTGGAGTCGGAAAACTCTTTTGTTCTTTCAATACCATCGCTGTTAAGCCATTCTGATGATTCTCTCTTATGTTTAAGTTTGCTTTGTGTTCTGAACTCAACGGAGTCGGCCACATCTCCATCCGCTTTTTCAATGCTTTCCGACTGTTGCTTCCTCCATCCATTCCGGTCGTACAAGGAGTGTGAAAGAAATCTAGATTGTTCGGTATTTTTTCCAACAATCCAAATTCTCTCTCTTTGGTGATTTGCACCAACATCGGCTGCCGAAAGCACTCCCCATTCCGCATCGAACCCCATTTCGGCCAGGTCTCCAAGGACAACTCCAAGTCCTCTAGAAGTGAGCATTGGGCTGTTTTCCACAAAGCAGTATTTGGGTCGTACTTCCCCAATAATTCTTGCCATGTGTTTCCACATTGAACTTCTGCTTCCGGTAATTCCTTCTCCTTTTCCGGCAGAACTGATGTCTTGGCATGGAAATCCCCCAGATACGACATCAACAATTCCTCTCCATGGCTTTCCGTCAAAGGTTTGAACATCATCCCAAATCGGGAAAGGCGAGAGAATGCCGTCATTTTGTCTTGCTGCAAGTACACAAGCTGGGTAGGCTTCCCATTCGACTGCACAGACTGTTCTCCATCCAAGGAGATGTCCTCCAAGTATTCCTCCACCAGCACCCGCGAAAAGAGCCAACTCATTCATTTAATCTCCAAAAAATTGGTAATACCCATGCCATATTCTTCTGTAAAAAGTTGGCTTCTTTTGTCATACCAAAAACCTAAAGTACCTTCCCAATCGCCATTTCGTTGTTTTGCACAAACAAGGTAAGTGTCTGGCTTAGTGTTATCAGGCAAAAGGTTTATTTCTGTTTCTTTTTCTTTTTTACGATTTCTAGCTACTAAGAACACATTGTCTACAAGGTCGGTAATGATTCCTGAGCCTTTAATGTCCTTTTTCTCTGCAATCTTGTCACCTTCACCTGATTTTCTAAGGTGATGAACTAGGTGGATATGTAAGTTGGTTTCTTTGGCTACATCACAAAGAGCATCTACAAAGTCTTTTTGTCCGTTGTAATCATCTTCTCCGCGAACACACTTCATCATGGAATCAATAATTAGGTGCTGAATGCCTAATTCTTTGGCAGAATATCGACACAACGCAACGGCTTGCCAAGGCTCTAAACGACCCACATGGTCATACAGGTATCCCATGTCCATTTTCCAGCCTGAAAACGCCTCTATATCGCTTTTAGAAGGCATTGGGTTACCAGTTGCTTGCCTAGCCATACGAGCAAGTGTTTTGTAAGGTTGCATTTCAAGGCTTGCAGTAAGCACTTTTTTACCTTGTGCTAACAGACCTAGTTTTAGTTGGCCTAAAAGCATTGACTTGCCAGAACCATTCTCACCAGCCCAAATGCTTACCTCAGCTTTCCTAAAACCAATGAGTTGGTCAGTTTTGTCAAAAGGTAACTTATCACCATCAATGCCATGTGCTCTGGTAGCAAAGTAATGGTTAATTTCATCTTCAAATTCAGACTTTTCTCTGACTCGGTTACGAATAACATCCGTCTCCTTATACAGGTCAAAATCAATATCTTCTGCTATCCGCAAAATATCTCTCCTTCAGAGTCTAAAGCTACAAGTTGGCTTGGCATTGTATTAATAATTTCTGCATACCATCTTGCAAACAACTCATCAGTACCATTGGCATGGATTAGCTGCACCTTTTTACCTTTAAGGATTGCCAGGTCGTTAGGTTTAGGGCGAGACTTTTGCGTATAAATCAAAGGAATACCATCTTGGTAATTAGGGTGAAACCACTTTGGATTCATGCCAACCACTACGATTACATCCTCTGACTTCTCTGTAACTGCGTTTTGACCAATCATATAAAACTCACTTTCTCCACTTGTTTAACATCACCATTTAGCCATTCAGCTTTAAATCCTAACCAACTTCTTTCACAACAAATTACCAAGGCTTCATTTAAAGTCTTGCCAGCTTTAGCAGCTTCCCTTACCAAACCTTTAAGTGCTGTATCAGTTATAGGTTTTTTAGCAGCCTTCCTAATTTTTAAATAGTCATTCCATACAGACTCAATCACACCTTCAGGTGTATGTATATGGTCTTGGTTCTTGGTCTTGGTTGCTATTGAGGTGGCAATGGGGGGGCTATTGGGTATGCTATTAGTAGGCTTTACATCCCTATTACCCCAGCGTTTCTCAGCACCTTTTTTGCCAGATTCTTGCAAATATTGATACTTTGCAATCTCTTTATCAGCTCTCAAACTATGCCATAAATCATCATTTTCAAGCTCAAAAAACTCATTTAACAATGTTAAAACTATTGCTGGATTGGTTCTAACTCTACGAGCTATCCAGGCTGCATCATTAGGAAATGGAGATTCTGTCATGTAATAAAGGTCAATCATTCGCCTGTAAGCCAAATCTTCCTCATCGGTCAAATGGCTAGTATGGCTTATGTAATCCCCAATATGAAATGGGTAAAAGTTCACAATTAGTCCTTAGAAAAAATATCAGGTCTTAACATTTCTCTTGTAATACGGCCTTGGGAAAGCTCCTCAATCTTGCGAATATGCTTAATTGGAATGTTTGTCCTGGATTTCCATTGGTAAATAGCCGTTTCCCTTATGCCTAAAAGCATTGCCAGCTTGTAAAGAGTCCCAAATTCGACCTTTAATTCGTTAAAAATATCCATAAAATCTCCTTTTGTTCAGCTATACTACCACACAATATCACATGAATACCTAGGGAATGTCCTAATAAATATTTTAAATAAAAGTGGTGATAAGTGGAATTTTCATGTATGATAACCCCATGCAGTAAATTTTTTAACAAGTGATGAAGGGAAAGAAAATGCAAGTTACTAATCATTGGGAAGTAGGAACAGAAGATGGCAAAAGAACTTATTACAAATATTTTTTCAAAAGCGGTCATACAGCTATTTGCTTTTTAGATGAATTAACAATTTCTTTTTTTGGCCCAAAAGGAAATAAAACAAACAAATATGAAACAGTAGTAAACGGCAGCAAAGCAATTAGTTTTTATTTAGATAACAAGTGATGAAAGGAAATTATATGAAAACAGCAATTATTGAATGGACAGCAGTTGTAGTAACTGGAATAGCTTTTGGAGCTATGTTTGCTTACGGCTTGTTAGGAGGTTTCTAACATGAACAACAATAACTACTATGAAGCTCCATACGATGACCAAGCAGAGCATGAGCATTTACAAGCAGAAATTGATGATTTGCTTAAATATGACCCTGACTTTGATTGCACCGAAACAGTAGCATTTGGTGAAGCAATCCAGCAGACCAACGATGAAAACCAAAAAATCATCCGAGATTACATTGAGAAAAAAGATTGGGCTAAATTAGGTTTAAAGCTCTACACAATTAGCCTTGAGTACCAAGAAGCAATGGCAGAATTTCATTTAACAAACTAAGGAATAAGTGATGACCACATACAACGAAATACGCAAAATTAATGTTAACGAACATACAGACAAAAAAGGTAAATTTACCTACCTTTCTTGGGCATGGGCAGTAGACCAACTGCTACAACTAGACCCATCAGCTACCTGGGACTACCAAGCCCCAATGCAATTTGGCGATACCTTGATGGTATTTTGCTCAGTTACAGCTTTTGGTAAGACCATGACATCTCAGCTACCTGTTCTAAACCATCAAAACAAAGCTATATCTAACCCTAACGCTATGGATGTAAACACAGCTATGCAACGCTGCCTTGCCAAAGCTATCGCCCTACATGGCCTTGGTTTGTATATTTATGCTGGTGAAGATGTCCCAGACGAAGAACCAGTAGATTTAACCAAAGCTGCCAATGAATGGTGTCAAGTCATTGCTGAATGCAAGACTTTAGATAACCTAAAAGTAGCCTATACAGAAGCCTACAACGACCTTAAAAAAGACAAAAATGCAGTTCAGTTAATTGCAAACGCTAAAGATTTAAGAAAGGTAGCCTTGTCATGATTATCAAATCTATGTTCTGGCACATCCTACAACGAGAAATAGCAGCAAGAAAGGCTAAGAAATGACCACATTTACTACTGAAGATAGAGTAGCCGTAGAACAAGGCACACCTGAATGGCATGAACTACGCAGAGGCAAAGTAACCGCTTCTAGGGTAGCTGACATATTGGCAAAGACAAAGACAGGGCCTTCAGCGAGTCGGCAAAACTATCTGATTGAGCTTGCCTTGCAACGAGTTACAAAGACCATAGAGGAATCATATACCAATGCTGCAATGGAATGGGGAACACAAACAGAACCACAAGCTAGAGTTGCTTACGAGGTTAAAACAGGTAATTTTGTTGACCAGGTCGCATTTATTGACCATCCTACTATTGCTGGGTTTGGTTGTTCTCCTGATGGAATTGTTGGTGATAGTGGACTTATTGAGATTAAATGCCCCAATTCCGCAACTCATTGGAGTTACATAAAGTCCAACGAACCACCAAATAAATACTTTATTCAGATGCAAGCTCAAATGGCAGTAACTGGGGCTAAGTGGTGCGACTTTGTATCTTTTGACCCAAGAATGCCAGAGCGTAGCCAGTTGTTAATAGTCCATGTCCCAAGAGACGCTGAATACATCATGTACATGGAAGCAGAAATTAAGCAGTTTTTAAATGAAGTAGAAGTTGAAGTAAATCTTATGGAGAGTAAATAATGGCTATTACCCATTTTGTAAAAGCAGCAGTATCAGAGTATGAAGATAAAACCGATGGCAAGATGAAGAAACGCTATCAAAGTATTGGTGTAGTAATGGAAACCAAGCATGGCCTAATGTTGAAACTAGAAACATTACCTTTGTTTGCCCTAAAAGATGGTGGTTTATTAGCTTATTTGAACCCACCGGAAGACAAGGCAATTCCTACGCAGCAAGTATCAAAAGAATTTAAAGACGATGTACCTTTCTAAGGAAAAAACCATGAAAAAAGCACTTTTAGCAGTATCAGTATTTTTTGTAGTCGGTCTAGCTTCTGCCCAAATGGCTAACTGCTGGCAACAGTATGTTTGCGGTGGTGGTGGTTGCCAATGGGTAACAATTTGTAAATAATCTATGAGGCGAAAGCGGATGCTAGACCATAGGCGTAAGGTTGTTATATAGCCGCCATGTATGCGTATAACAGAGTAGCAATAGTGCAGCGAGTAGCCTCACCTAACCAGGAGCAAGTGATGAAATTAGCAATATTATTAGCAGCAATCGGATTAACTGCTTGCAGTTCTTTTGAAACCCCAAATGTAGGCTTAGAAACCGACAAAACGGCTTATCACATGACCAGAAGCCAAGTAATACTTGGTATCAACGAATGTGAATCTGCTGGCACTAGACCAGTTGTAATTAGTGCCAAACGCAAAATCAATGGTGTTACTTCAGATGTACCGGTAGAGGTAACTTGTCATCCTAGATATAGGATTTTTCAATAATGAGCCGAGCTAAAGGCACTAAAAACAAAAATGTTTATGTCCGTGAAGGTACGTATATGAACATGGCTGATATTGCTAAAGAACTAAATATTACGCAAACAGAAGTAGAAACTGCATTAAAAGGAGCTTTGCGTAAGTTTAGGCGGCATTTTGAGATGAAAAATATTAAGAAAGAAAACTTCTTATGATTCATTATCATGGGCTGCCAATTACCCCAGCAACAGTAGCTAACTATGCGGTTCAAGCTGGTCATGCGTTTGTTTCGTATGCCCATTCAGACCAAATAGGCACAGCTCTTGAGGTATGTCAGTCTTTTGCAATAGACAATGGTGCTTTTAGTGCTTGGAAAAGCGGAAAACCAGTTACTAATTGGGATGCTTATTACGAGTGGGCATTAGACCTTAAAAAAGTGCCTTCTTGTGATTTTGCCTGTATTCCGGATGTGATTGATGGTAACGAGGCTGACAATGATGCTTTGCTTAAAGACTGTCCTTTACCTAAATGGTTTGGAGCACCGGTATGGCACATGCACGAATCGTTAGATAGGCTAGAACAACTAGCAAACGAGTATGTTCGAGTTTGTATTGGAAGCTCTGGTGAATACGCAACAGTTGGTACAAGTGCCTGGTGGTCAAGAATTGGTGGAGCTATGCGTATTGTTTGTGATGATTTAGGTAGACCAATCTGTAAGTTACATGGCCTCAGAATGCTTGACCCATCAATATTTACTAAATTGCCTTTTGCATCCACAGACAGCACAAACATAGCTAGAAATGTAGGAATTGACAAACATTGGAGAAATGGCAATTACCCACCGCCAACCAAAGAAGCTAGAGCACAAGTTATGCGGTCAAGGATTGAAGCCCATAACGCACCAGCTACATGGAACTTTATGCAAGTAGAACAAAACGGATTATTCTAATGAACCCAAATTTAGGCGGTTTGCAAGACAAGTACGAGTTAAGTCAATCTGAGATAGGTGAAAAGTTGTTTTTAAAGCAGCAGACCATTCAAAAGATTGAACAAAGAGCTATAGAGAACTTCAAACAAGCCCTAGAGGCTAGAAATATACAAATTAAGGACTTATTACCATGAACGACTACGCATTACCACTTATCGTTGTACGCAATCTATCCAAAGATTACGAAGATGCCATGCTCAAACGCCAGACTGCGTTAGCTTATCAAATAGCTGAAAAGATGGTTGAAATGACGCTTAAACTGCAAGACTTGGCTGATGACTAAGCTCATGCGTACCAATCCGTCTCATGTGGATTATGGGGACTTTAAGGGGTTGGTTAAGTCTAACCCTAACTTTGTCCCCAGTAACCTTGACGGCATAGCAGAACGCAATGGCAGATTCTTGGTATTTGAGTGGAAACGACCAAACGAGAAGATAAGCACAGGGCAAAAAATACTTTTAATGTCTTTAGCCAAAACCCCTAGATTCACAGTTATTATCATTAACGGCAATACCGACAACGAAACAGTAGTAAACAGATTCTTTCAAGTCACTAAAGATGGGTGCAAACCTTTAGGAACAGGCTTTGAAGCACTAAAAACTTACTATTTGGATTGGTATGGCAACTAAAGAACAAAGGAAACATTTTGATAGAGTGGCGAGAATTGGCTGCATCCTATGCAAACACCAAGGAAACGAAGGCACACCTGCCGAACTGCATCACATTAGACGAACTATGCCAAGAAGTGTTGCCCCTGTTATCCCCTTATGTCCATACCACCATAGAGGAACAAGTGCCGGACTTCATGGGATGGGTAGACGAGCTTTTGAAAGACAGCATTCTATTACGGAAGAAGAGCTGCTGGAAATGGTACAAGTCATCTTACAAAGTTAATAATGCTCGTACTTAGCCTACCTCTTCCACCTTCCGTAAACTCCTACAGAACCATCTTTAGGGGAAGAATGGGCATTTCTAAAGCTGGTCGGCAATTCAAAGAACAAGTCCAAGACTATGTGCTTGAATACCGAGTGCCAAAGTTAGGCTCTGCCAGACTTGAGATGAAAGTAGTTATATTCCCTAGGGATAGAAGAAAACAAGACATTGACAACCGGATTAAGGCTTTATGGGATGCGTTAGGTGATGCTGGTGTATTTGACGATGACGAGCAAATAGACATCCTACATATTGAACGAGGCGAAATAAAAAAAGGCGGTGGAGTCCTTGTTTATATTGATGTATTGGAAGATAATGTAAGTGCGTGAGGCTTTTTGCCCCTTAACTGGGGCATTTTTTTAAGGAAACTCCATGAACGATAATGTCGCAATGTTTGCAGCAACTCTATTGCATAGTGCAACAAATACGCATTTTGCCCATTGGAGTACAGATTCTTTTAGTAAACACATGGCTTTAGGCGAATATTACGATGGCATCGTAGAGCTAACTGATGCTTATGTTGAGGCTTACATGGGTGCTTATGACAAGATTACTGACTTTCCTAGCGTATATCACCAGCCTAAAGACATCGTTAAATACCTACAAAGTTTGCAAAAATTTATTAAAGAAGCTCGTAACGACTTGCCACAAGATGAGCAACTCTGTAATTTGGTGGATGCTATTGCTGATTTAGTAGATACAACAACCTACAAGCTCCGTTTCCTTAAATAATGCAACTGGTCGGCTTATCTGCTCTTGAGTACGATGAGCAGTATTACGCAGAACATAAAGATGCCAACCTTGACTATTTGGGACATGGCTATTGGCAAGAAGAATATGCCAAAATGGTATCTAAGGGATTACCCCAAGGCTCTGTAGTATTTGATGGTGGTTGTGCTTGTGGCTCAATTCTTAATGGATTTAAGAAGTTAGGTCATAAAACCATAGGAATGGACTTATCTAGCTACATGATTGAGCTAGGTACTGAACACTTTGATAATGACGAGCTAATTTGCGGTTCACTTACTAAAATCCCATTAGAAGATAACAGCGTAGACCTTGTACATTCAGCCCAAGTCCTAGAACACATACCCCAAAACTTGATGGAAGACATCATTGCTGAGTTTGAGAGAATCCTTAAACCTGGTGGTCGTATGTTCTTGTGCTTAGATGCAGTCAGGGATGGCGAAACCAAAGATATGTACATGGGTGACCCTACCCATGTGAACATCCAACCTATTGAATACTGGGCTAAATTAGTCAAAAAAGGCAATTTACTATTTGATGTTCAGCGTTATAATGATTTTGTCCGCTCAGAGTATCGGCCTACAGAAGAAGTAGATGCTAACTTTTTTGAGGCTTACCCCTATTGGAGCGTGTTTACTTTAATCAAGGAATAGCTATGCCGTTAGATAAATCTGGAAGCGTACAAAGCGTAGGCAAGAACATCAAAGCTGAAATGAAAGCTGGAAAGCCTAAAAAACAGGCAGTAGCTATTGCCCT